TCTTCCTTAGCGGCTTCTTCCGCGGCAGCTTTAACCTCTGGACTGTCTTCACCCGGAACGTCTGGAGGCGGAGTAGGAGTGTAAGAACTCCCTCCACCGAATAAGACCGTGCTTAGGTGTATTAGATTCATCATATTACCTCAAAGTCTTTCTCTGCAACCGGATTCATGAAATACTGATCTTTCTCGGGAAATACATCAAGAGCAAAGGTTAAAGCTAATGAATCCCCTATGTCTGGAGAAGCTAAGCCCCTGGTCTTCATATCCTTCTTGCGTTCTAACTGTATTCTTCCCCTATTATCAAATCCATACTCCGGGCCTATGAGATCCATCCTAAGCTCGTCATGGTCTTTGGGTAATACGGCATGAGGCAGCCAATCCCGGATCTTACCCCACATCTCCGCCCTTAGATTGAAATATTTATCATCATCCTTTGCCGGAAGCCCTGAATTAATACCTAAGACATAGAGATATCCGAGTTGGTGAAGCCGGTCAACAACGCCAGCCCCAATACCTATTTCATCCACGAATACAGTTTGCGGCTTCCAGCGCTTCATTTCTTGTAATACAAGATCCGATAGCTGCATGGTGTCTTTCTCACGATATGGATAGATCTTCGCCAAGAAAGTCCCTTGACGAATCAGGATCACACTTTGATCGTCTCCGAATCGCGCAACATCAACTCCCATGACTACCGGTGAATGTGAGTACAGGTTCGGAATATTCTCTCTGTTTTGTGCGTCAGTCACTAACGCCTCACTGATAAACTGGTTTGACGAAGCCCTGGGGAACATCCCCTTAACTCGAACACGAACGAAGTCAGAGTCTTCGCCATAATCCTCTATCCATTCTGTAATCTGTTGCTTGTTCGCCATCTTAGCGGTTCTGGAGTCGATTCTGTCATTATTCCAACGATGCTTGAACTTGCCCCAACATTCCTTGAACCTACCAGTATTCCTTGTTGGATTACCGAATACGATCCAGACGGCTCCTGGTGTCGTCATAGCGCCTTCTGTAGTTTCCCATATCACATCATCAATGGCGCTGGCTTCGTCGTACAGAAAGAGGATATGCTTCTCATGGGAGCCCTGAAAGGCATCAGGACGTTCTTTACTCCAAGGTTGAGCAAGGGCGAACCATGTTCCAGGATCAGCTTTACACTTGTATTTTGAGGCAGTCCATTCAAACCAATGCTTATTGATTAACAGGCCATGCCACTTGGCGAGTTCCCTCCAAGTCTTGGTTTCAAGCTGTGTTGCGGTATTAGCTGTTGTTATGATTTCCGGGTTGGGTCTGGTAGACATGAAATGTTGTACTACCCATGATATGAGAGCCGTCTTCCCGATTCCGTGTCCACTGGCTCTGGCTAACCTAACTGGTTTCCCTGATTTCAATTGTTCTCCGTACTCGAGAAGGAAATCAGACTGCCAAGTGTCCGGTCCCGATTCACCTCGTAAGATCCCTGACCCCCATGGATAAGCCCATAAGACAAAAGCGAGAGGATCGAACACGAACCTTTCAGCGGCCTCGATAAGTTGGTTGTCTATGTCTGTAGCGGTGTTACTTTCCAAACTCTTTCCTCTTTGCTAACGCATCTGCTAACCTTTCTCCAAGTTGATCAAACCCTTTGAGATCTACGGTTCCTTCTATCTCTTTCGGTAGCAACTTTGTTATGAAGCTGTAGAAGTCTTTCCTGTTCTCTTCCTTCTTAGCCCACTTGATAAGCTCTTTAGTCCCGCCAGTACCTTCGTAAGCATCCATGAAGGACTGTTTCAGGGTTGTAAACTTGTTCAGTTTTCCCTTTGGTCTTCCTGCACCTCGCTTAACTACATTCCCATTTTTACCTGGTTTCATTGCCATAATTTCTGTGGTGTTTAAAATTTCTCTCGTTATATTGTCTATCCAACTCTAATTGATAGGCCTGTAACCTATTGTTTTCACGCTGAGTTTTGTTAAAGTCGTCTATAAAGAATTGATTTTGTGCTGGGAATTGATTTTGGAAGTTGACCTGGCCTTGATATTGATATGGGTCTGAAGCGTAAGCGATCCCTAATCCCGCGCAAACGCCGAGCAGGAAACCGATGATAATTGCGAAAACTATTTTACTTGATAACGTCACATCATATTTTCCTTTGAAGAGGCCCCGAGCGCCCGTAACACTCGGGACCGTTGAAAGGAGGAAAAGACATCATGATTTGGCATATAATCCTTTTTTTTCATCTTGTCAAGGAAATAATGCACCCTTGGCTAAAAAAGACCAGCGGTGGCTCGATATGACCAACGTGATATTTGCTTTGTTGTGTTATATTGAGTTTGGCTACCCTTGTTAGTTATTATTTTACTTGGAACAGCGATTGCATGATAATCATAGTAATCAAATAACCCTTTAACGGAAAGGAGATTCAAGAAATGACAAATTATTGTGCAATGGAAAAAAGAAACAAAACATGGACAGTGGGAACAATCGGCCCATGTCAACAAATAACACCACTCGGGGATGTCCGCGATTTCCCAACTTTTGATGAAGCCAATACCGTTGCAAAAGAAATCGCAAATGGTAAATATCAGTGGCTTGCAGATCCAGGAAACTTCATAAATATGAGATAAAAGGAGAATTACCATGCCAACACTACCAGAGTGGGAAGACAGTTTGAGATCGTTAGGAGATGAAGAGGTAATGAAGATCGAAGACGCTTTAAACACATTGTACCTATGGGAACTATTCAACAAAACCTACCCCGAGCTTGCTATCTTGAGACGTGTTGTAGAGTTTGACACGAGCCGGAGAATGGCGAAATATGAAACCTGTAAACATGATAATTACAAGACCACCTATACTCTCAAACCGGTAGCGCCCGGAATGTCCTTCAAGGCAATAAAACATTGCCTGGACTGTAAGAAAGAGGCCCTGGTCGGAAGCGAGGACTGGAGATGAAAAACTACCTACTGAGAGACATCGACCCGGCGCTATGGCGAAGAGTGAAGAACCTGTCTTACCTGAAAGAGGTCCCTATCCGGAGTATTATCCTCGATCTTTTGGAGAAGGCAGTTGAGGTAAACGATGCTTAACCTTTATCCCCGGTCCCTATCTTGGGGCCGGGTTCCAATTCCCTTTCAATAATCTCGACCACCTTCTTAAATGACCTCGAAACATGCACATCGTGTTTAAGCCACCTTAGAGCAAGATGTAGGGCTTTCTGTTCCGAACGCATCCTTCCCCCTACCCCCTTGAGTTCAATTAGCACCACGTGGCCGTTAGGTAGGAATATGAAGCAATCAGGCCATCCTGCCTCATTGATTTTCCTACTTCGATCATGAAAACATGGCCAGCCGTTCTCTTTGCAGTACCGGATTACCTTTGCCTGGAGTTTCGACTCTGGTTCTGGGTCCGCGATATCATCAGGCCATGGGAAAAGGGGATCTTTCTCTGCCCTTCTCTTTGCAATATACGCTACAAGCCAATCTTGATCAAACTCGTTTTTAGACATATCTACCTCCCAGGCCTGCCTTTGGGCCTCCATGTGATAATCCCACTGTGTTTCGTTTAACATCGTTTCAATATCCCTCCCTGCATTTATCGCAAACCCCATCTTGTAGAAATCCATTAGCTGGCACCTGTTTACAATCCCGGCACACCATTTTCTTTGTCTCAGACGGAACCCCGTTCTTTTCTTTATCCCTTCGAGCCCAATTCCTTACCGTGGCCTTCCAGTCTTTCATCCTAACCTTTCCGATCAGCCATCCGTTACTCCTATAGTGATCCAGGAAGGTATCTATGTTAATCGTTAAATTCTGCTCTCTCAGGAAGTCTGTTATCTGTTCCGATGTTGGAGGTTTGAAGTTTTGAGTTTTTTCTTTGGTATTTTCTTTCTCTTTATCTTCTTTCTTACCATTCTTTCCCTTCTTACCATTCTTGTTTGTGGTTAGTTGCTGGTTAGTTGCTGGTTGGTTGCTGGTTAGTTGCTGGTTAGTTGCTGTATTTTCACCTTGGTAAAGGGGCCAATTTACTACGGTAATGATGGTAAACTTGTTGGTTGGTTTTAGGGTTAGTTTCTTTTCTATAGTGAAATGGTATAGAATCGTTTTTATGCTCTGTTCTGATATATTTAACTCCTTAGAGGCGGCCTTACGGCCAAAAATAAACTGTCCCGGATTAAGTTCAATAGTTTGATAACCGACTATTTGTTTATGTTTCTTGTGGCTTGCTTTCATTAAACACCATGACCAGAATACCCACATTTTATGATTCTTTAGTAATTTACCATCTAACGACTTTCGCCATAATTTAACGTATCCCCTTTCCATGGTTAAACCCCAAAGACAAAAGAAGCTCATGGAGTAATCTCGGGAGGTAAGGCCCGCCCTGGCGGTTGCCCGTCCAGGGACTCCATGAGCTTCTTTTTAATTTGCGGATTAATATTTACCATAATTACCTTGTTTAGATTACACTCTTCTTATCACATCATGTTTCCAATGTCAAGGCTAAAATCTTCTTAAGAGTCCTGGCAGGGTCCATGTCTAAAGTCATACACACCCAAGGGAAAGATCCTATACCGGTGTTATTCCAGGTATTTAAGAACCACTTTTTGGCTTCCAAGGATTCTTTCGGGTTACGTAGGTCCTCAATAGCTTGGATCATAACCGAGGCCCATAATTTTCTTTCCATGTTATTCCTTAAGGCTATTTAGAATTGCGTTCATGCGTGTTGGGTGGGCTATTTTCCTTTCAGCTTTGTTCTGGATTTGCCTAATCCTTTCCCTGCTTAAACCGTATTC